CATGCTGTATTAATATTGGCGGACTATTCTTACAAGTCTGCTTTTGTGGCCGATCAAGAAATTAATCTTGTGGCCTGCTTGACTGAAATTATGAGTCAATGTAAATTTAAATAAGGAGAAAACTATGGCGGATGCAGACAGTATAAGAAATGAACTTGCTACAGCTCTTAACGGAAAAAGTTTATCGCTAGACGGTACTGTAAAATTTGATTTTGAACCAGGCATTATTTACATAGACGGATCGACTGATTCGGCAAGTGTTTCGGATGAGGATAAAGACTCTGACTGCACCTTGGTAATGTCAGTAGACACTTGGGAAAAATTAAAAAACGAAGAAACAGATTCAACAACAGAATTTATGAATGGTAGAATTAAAATTCAAGGTAGTATGGAAACTATTGCAAGACTAGGAACTGTTTTTGATTCAGTAAAATAAAAGAAAGATTATATAATGCAAGATGTGAAGTTATTTGATAACAGATTACTATTCAAAAATGAAATGGTAACTGAAGCAAATATGGCAGCAGTATTTGGTGGTAAACGAATAGTTATGTTCGGGCTGCCTGGTGCATTTACACCAAAATGTTCTAATAAGCAATTACCTGAATACGAAGATTTGTATGAGCAATTTATAAATACAAATAAAGTTGATGATGTCTATTGTATATCAGTCAACGATTGCTTTGTTATGAATGCTTGGGGTAAAGATATAGGCGTAGATAAAATTACACTAATACCTGATGGTAATGGTGCTTTAACTAGACAATTAGGAATGTTGGTTGATAAACCAGCACAGAATCTTGGCCAGAGATCATGGAGATATTCTTCATACATAGTTAATGGTATCGTGAAGAAAATGTTTATTGAGCCTGGCATAAATAATACAAGTACTGATGACGATCCATATGAAGAGTCAACACCAGAAAAGATATTAGATTATGTCAAATCCCTATGAGTTAAAACACTACCTTAACGCAATCAATTACACAAAAGAAGACCTGGTTAAATCAGACGATAAGATGTGGGCTAAGAAGTATCCTGCCTACATCACCAATAAGATTATGTCTGCATTCCCAGATACTCTTATGTTATCCAACGAAATGAATCGAAGTCACCACCTTGACAAAGATATTCAGTTTCAATTTTATATAAATAGTGTTAGAAAAAAGAAACGATTTAGTCCGTTCATAAGAGCGTCTAAATTGAAAGACATTGATTTGGTAAAAGAGTATTATGGATACAGTAATGATAAAGCAAAAGACGCTTTAAAGATCCTCTCTAAAGAACAAATTAAGATTATTAAAGAAAAATTATTTAAAGGTGGAACAAAATGAGTGAAGATATACAATGGAGTCCAGAGAGTATGCTCGAGGTCTCTTTAAAAGAACCGGACGACTTTCTAAAGGTCCGAGAAACACTAACAAGAATTGGTGTCGCATCCAGAAAAGATAAAAAACTATTTCAATCGTGTCATATACTACACAAGCAAGGTAGATATTTTATAGTACATTTTAAAGAACTGTTTGCTCTAGATGGCAAACCTAGTAATTTATCCGAAAACGATATTCAAAGACGAAACACAATTACACAGCTACTTGCTGATTGGGGATTAATTAGTATGATTAGTCCTGATGTTGCTAACGATAAAGCACCATTGTCTCAAATAAAAGTTATTGCATTTAAAGATAAAACTAACTGGACATTAGAGACTAAGTATAACATAGGTAAAAAGGTAGATGAAACCAATTAAGTTTAATGACTATCTAACAGAAGCAAAGACGAGTAAATCTAAAGCGTTCAGGTTAGTTATTATTACAGACGAGCCAGAAAAGGCAAAGGAGTTTCATACTGCTGATAGACTAAGAGAAGAGGCTGATAAGAAAGGCTATAAGAACTATCTATATAAATTATCTGGTGGCTACACAACACTAGAAGATGGTGTTCGTAGAATACATAACAAAGATGACAAAAAAGGTTTTGAAGTATCACACAAAGATACTGTCGCTGTTATTAGAGGTTCAATAACTAGAAAAGACTCTTGGTTAGACCTCGTATCTGTATTAGAAAAGGCAGGTATCGTATGTGTAAACTCTAGAACGACAATTAATACCTGTGCTGATAAGTATAGAACCTCATTAAGACTTAGTGATGTAGGGTTAAGACAACCTAAGACTGTTTTAATAACTGATCCTGATAATGTGAAAGAAGCATTTGAACAGTTAGATACAGACTTTCCTATCATACTTAAAACACTTAGAGGATCAAAAGGTGTTGGTGTTCTATTTGTAGAGAGTGAAAAATCTTTAGTAAGTTTAGTACAAGTATTAAACAAACAAGATGAAGATTCTGATTTACTTCTACAAGAATTTATTAAGACAGACTATGACGCTAGAGTTCATGTTCTCGGTGGTAAAGTTATTGCAGCCATGAGACGAGATGTACTAGAAGGTGACTTTAGAAGTAATATATCTCAAGGGGCTTCTGCTAGTGATTTAGAGTTAACAGATTTAGAAATAGAAAAATGTATTGAAGCTGCAAAAGCAGTTGGTGGTGTATGGACTGGTGTTGATTTTATACCTTCTAAGAATAGAGAAAAAGATGAACCATTTTTTATCGAAGTAAACTCATCTGCTGGTACTGAAGGAGTTGAAAAGGCAACGAAAAGAAATATATCAAAAGAGATTATAGAATTTTTTGAAGATAGAAATAATTGGATCCATGTACCTGTTGAATGTGGGTTTAAAGAAATGATTAGAATTGCTGGATTAGATTTAGTTGCTAAATTCGATACAGGTAATAGTGGTCGAAATGTTATACATGGAGACAAGATAAATATTCAAGGTAAGAAAGTCAGTTGGACCTTACTAGGTAAAAAATATACAACTGACATTATTAAAATGGACAATATTAAAGTGGGTGGTCTTAGAAACTATGACGAAGACCGACCACTAATAGAATTAGATGTTGAATTTGCAGGCACCATCTATGAGAAAGTGCTCTTTACGATTGATGATAGAGCAGAACGAACACCTATCTTATTAGATAGGGAATTTATGAAGCGATTGAATGTTATGGTTAATCCTGCCAGAAAATACTTATTGACTACACCATTTGTTGCTGACAAACAAAAGGAAAAATAATGGCTAATACAAGTGAAGTGAAAGTCCTACGATTAAAAGTAGGCGATTTTATAATTGCTAAAGTAAGTGAGTTGAAAGACAAATATACTATGGAGAAACCTATGGCATTAGGTTTTGTTGGCGAAGGTCAAAGTGGCCAAGGACAATTACAGTTTGCTCCCTGGTTCCCATTTACAGATTCAAGAGAGATCAATATAAGAAAAGAGGATGTTCTTCTAATGGAAGATCCTGGTCTTGATCTATTGAATCATTATAATAAAAATTTTGGTAGTGGATTAATCCAAACACCAAAGGGGCTTATCACGGAATAACCCTTGACTTTTGAGTCAATTTTTGTTATAATAGTTATATGAAGTTCTACACATCCGTTATACCACATCGTGGCCGTCTATTGGTTCGTGCCATAGTAAACGGTAAAAGAATTCAAAAACGAATAAGTTATAAACCCTCTCTTTTTGTTCCAGTAAAAAAGGAAACTAAGTATAAAACTCTAGACGGTAGACCGTGTGAGAGAATCAAATTCGATTCTACATATGAAGCGAGAGAGTGGTTAAAACAATATGATGGTGTCACCGGGTTTGAATACTTCGGTAATACTAGACATCAACACGCCTTCATATCAGATGAATTCAAAGGCAACATAGAGTGGGATCTTTCTAAATTAAATACTATTACTATTGACATTGAAACAGAATGTGCAAATGGATTTCCTGATCCAAAAACTGCAATCGAGCCCTTGTTATGTGTTACCATAAAATCTCATTCAACAAAAGATATAATCGTATTCGGTATAGGTGAATATAAAAATGATAATGATAAAGTAACCTATCATCAATTTCCTACTGAACAGTCTTTACTAGAAGCATTTATTAAATTCTGGGCAGACTATGATCCTGATATCGTCACCGGTTGGAACTGTAAGTTCTTTGATATGCCTTATCTAATTAATCGTATTAATTACTTACTTGGCGAAAGTGAATCATTGAAACTAAGTCCTTGGGGTGTTGTTGAGGGTAAAAAACAAAACAAACAATTCGGTGGTGAAATAGAACATTACGATATTCTTGGTGTATCAATCTTAGATTATCTAGACTTGTATAAGAAATATACTTACACAAAACTAGAATCATATAGACTTAACTTTGTTGCTGGTGTAGAACTCGGTGACTTCAAAGATGAAAATCCTTATGATAGTTTCAAAGAATGGTACACCAATGATTATCAATCATTCGTAGATTATAATATTCAAGATGTAGAACTAGTTGATCAGTTGGAAGATAAAATGAAACTGATTGAATTACATTTGACTATGGCCTATGAGGCAAAGGTAAACTTTCAAGAAGTATTCCAACAAGTAACCATGTGGGATGCAATCATATTTAATTTCTTAAAAGATAAAGGTATTGTTGTACCACAGAAAGAAGATCACGAAAACGCTAGAGGTTATGAAGGTGCTTATGTGAAAGATCCTATTGT